AGGCTCCAACAGAGGCTCCAACAGAGGCTCTATAGCTTGTCCCAAACAGAAGCAATTCTACGATACGGCTATCTTTGGAATGCAAGAGTCCGATAATAGTTGTTATGTTAAGCTCGGTGTCGCTAACGCCAGCATGCTTCAGGTCTTAGCGTCCGATAAGGAATGGTCTGATAAGAGCAGGCTTCTCGCTAGCGTGCAGGCAGCTATTATCAGGCGTCCAATAAGGTTACAGTCCGATAACTACCCCGGCGTGGTACCCGACGACAATCCCGCCCCCAGGGGAGTCTCATATAGCCATTCCACCGATTTGGTTATTCAATGTGAACTTGGGCGATTCCACCAGCGAAGCTTATTGGGCAGGGGTCGGTTCTCTCCGGCCCGCAACGATTCGCATTTCTCGCACCACCATCGCCCGTCCCTCTTGATGTAGTGACGCTTCTCATCCGTCCGGCCGCAAACATCGCACCCCTCTGGAAGCTTCATGAATGAGACTCAATGTAAGACGCCAACAGATGGAGAAGGGTAGGGGAATGGCTCGATTCGGTCAGCAAGGTCATGCACTTGCTGCACAACCAGGAGCGGTACCGAGCGTGCCAATTGAAGTGCCCGGGCCGCACTGTCTCGTGGCAACAGGCACACGTCTCGCTCTGCCCCGTGTAGAGCGGGGCAGGGGAGTCGCCATCAATGGACCCCGTGTAGAGCGGGGCAGGGGAGTCGCCATCAATGGAGTTGTACGTCGGTCCGTTCACCATCCGCTCCAGCGGTCGGTAAGTTCTGCTCATTGCATGTCTCCGTCAGACAACGTATTGTGGCCCCCGTCATCCCCGATATGCTCATAGCCCGTCAGCACCTGCTTCGCCTCGTTCTCCAGGCTCTCCGCGTGACGCTCCTCGGCCGGCGTGAGTTCAAGATGCACAACGACTTCAGTCGCTCCGAGCGGAGGCATGTCAAACGTGGCCTCACGATACGCCTGCCCCTTCACAATTCGCTCCACGACCTGGAGGTCAACCCCGAAGATGCGAGCGATGGGGGCAAGCTCCCGATGCCCGTTCAGCCACCACCAGCGTACGGCCGCAGCCTGGAAGTCGTACAAGTTACGCACCCGGCCCTTCAGTCCCCGCTTATTCGGAGGAAGCGTAGGTTCCCAGTACACGATGCGATGACTAAGCTCGTCGGCGTGTGCATTTACCTCCCGATCCACCCACTCGATGGAGAAAGAAGAGAACAGTGACGACAGAAATTTAGCCTCTTTCAGTAACATCTTCAAGTGCCGCTGTCTCGCCTTATACTGGCCGATCATTTGCCGTTGAATCAGTTGCGAATCCGTGCGAAGCGAAAGCGTCCAGATGCCAAGCCGCAGAGCATGACGAAGGCACAGGATCAACGCCCAATACTCGGCCTCGTTGTTTGACCCGTGCCCCACTGTTCCGCCCGCCCGCACAAGGTCGCCGCACCCGGCGTAATTCATCCAATACCCGACACCCATCGTTCCGGGATTTCCACCCGACACTGCTCCGTCAAAAGCACCCACAGCGGAAACGCCAGACGGGAATGGCGTGTCCTTCGTAACCGCCGTTGCCAATCGCCTAGCTTCTTTTTGCTTCACTGCGTCCTCTATGCTGGTAACCATGGATCAGTCTCCAAATACATCCCCGTTCTCCGCTGCTTTTGCGTCCTCATACGGTGCCGCAATTCGACGATAAAGTTCATGCTTCACGCATTCCAGGACGCCCATCGCTTCATTAAGGTCATGATAGCAAGGAAGCGAAAGACCATATGCGGAACACAGTAGCCGCGTCACTGCGTAGTTCACATCTCCTGGATCGGGAAAACTAAAGTCCACGCAGCAAATTCCCCCGAGCAAAGCATCCGACAACGCATCGATCAAAGGGTCCAACGATTTTCGTTTATCTGGAGTAATGTATGGCATCCTCTAAGTGTACCACATGTTCTCGGAAAGTCAAGGGAAGCGGAGCTAGGGGCAGCCAAATGAGCGTCCGGGAGCCTCAGACCGAACAAGCTCCTGTAAAGAGAGAGGGCTACTCCTGCCCCTTCTTCTTGACAAATTTGCTTCTTGTTCATTTGTGTGGTATAATTAAGATTTACTCATAAGAGTATCTTCTTCGCTCCTGGAAGAACTCCTCAAAGAAGAAGCTGAGTCTCCTGTGAGCTACTCCCCTGCCCGTAAGGGGGAAGACTCCTGTGAGTATCTAGCGGGGGATTTTCTGTTTGCTTTTCTCGGGGGATATGGTATAATGTATTCACTGGCCGTGCGTTAAGATGCCCGCAAGGTGAAACGCGGGCCAGTGGGCAACGAGTTTACGGTGAACCTCGGATAACAAAACCGTACGCATGCTGTAGTTCAGCGGTAGAACTTTTAGTCGTGGGTTCGAATCCCACCAGCATGCTTTGGTGAAGACTGATGGGCCGATGGTGCAAAGAAGCATTTCGGGCCTTAGTTACGAAGATGCGGGTTCGAGTCCCGTTCGGCCCTATGACGAAGATCGACAGCAGGGTAGCCCAACTTTCAGAGGCATCGCAATGAAACGCGAACGAGTTGCGGGCGAAAATCCCGCCCCTGTTTCCAAAACAAGTGTTCGCGGTCCTGGACGCCCAAGAAAGAGCGTCGGCCTTAGCCTTGAGCTTTCCGATGGCAACGCAGTGCAAAGTGTGCGGGAGACTGCTGGGAAATCCGAAAGACCTGTATTGCAGGGCTCATGCAACGCAATTGCTTCGGAGGCTAAGCCGGAGCGGCTATTTGCAACCCTTGACGATAAGCACGGTGGGGGGAGCCAACCAGCCGTTGAGCCGCAGGGAGTTCCTGACCCTGCCGTCGTCGAGGACGACCGGGGACTGACGGGTTGGCTACGGAAAATTATCGTCGAGATTGCAGCGGATGAGTTTCAGGACGGGGCACGAAGGATGACGAATGCGGAAGTGCTTGCTCGCAAGATGATGCAGAAGGCACTGGACGGGGACAAGCAACTTCAGGAAGTAATCGCCGACCGTGTGGAAGGAAAAGCCGGTCGGGCAGCTAATGTGGCTCCGGCGGACACGACATTGGAGGATCAGTTGGACAGGCTGGACTTAGACAAGCTGAACGCGTTTGCGAAGAAAGAAGTCACCCTCACCGGACGGATCATTAATTCCTAGGCTCCGGTTTTACCACGAAGGTCTCGCTCATGGACAATCAATTCCCTACCGGCATGTATGTTCGCGGATACATCGCAAGCGATGATTTGCGAACGGCTACTCCGATTCCCCTATTCGACGCTGACGGTATTTCTGTGTCTCCCGCCAACTATTTGACCCGGCGGATGATCATCGACAACTTGCTCCTGGCGAATGGGGGCACTTCATCCGTCATTACAGTCTTCGCTGACACAGACGGCAACGGCAGCTTGGCTTCCGGCGAAGAGTTGGTATCCGTATCGCTTCCGGCGAATGGGCAAGTTGTGTTTCCCGTGGCAGGAGCTTTGGCGAGCCGAAAGTTTGCGGCTAGTAACGTGAACACGTTGTACGTCGTTCAGTCCGTGGCTTCTGCGGCCACTCGCATTACGCTGGTCGGTCGCATTATCAACTCGTGAGAAACTTATGGATTCGTTTGCTGGAGGAACCTACGTTTTCTTGTGCGGAAACTGCGGCGGACGGACCGACTTTCCTTTGGCTTTTCGGGATATGGACCTTCAGCTAATTAAGGTCCGGGCTGGGCAACGTCTCGTTCTGGAACATGTGTTCATGTCGATGGATGCGAACCAAGGGTATGAAAACATCACCCTGTTTTTTGACTCGAATGGAACGGGGGCAACAATAGAGACGACTCTGTTCACTTGGACGACAAAGGATTACGCTGTCCAATCCATTTCGTATCCATCACCTGGGGCGGTAGTTGCGTGCCCGGAAACTACTGCGTCCTGCGTGTCGCACAGTAACGCAGGGTTGTTTCTTCGGTTTTCTCCCCTTTACAACGGCTACGTAGATGTTACGATCATCGGCCGTGTGATAGGAAGATAAATATGGACGCTTTTTCTGGTGGAACCTATGTTACTGGGACATTCTCTACTTCCAGTGCATACACGGTAGCTCTCGCCCCGAACAATTCCGATGGGAAGCCTGTTGTGGTTCGTTCAGGACAGCGGCTTCTACTGGAGTGTCTTTGTTTGGAAGTTGACCAGAATCAGCCCGCTGGGCAACTCGTTTTAGTTTCTCGGTCCGATGGAGCGGTACCGGATTTTTCCTCTTTGCCTTTGTTCACTTGGAACACGCCGCTTAACGCCGCATCGTCTGTTGTGTACCCATCAGGCGGGACGGTAGTCGCGTTACCCCGAACTTCTGCGGCGAATGTCGCTCACTCCTACAGTGGCGTATGGATTCTGAATTCATTTAGCATAGCTTTCCAGGGGAGTTTCATTGGAAGAATCATTGGAGGCTAAGTGAACGCTGGAATCGTTCTACAATACACCGACGCCATGACTGACCCATATACCGGGTTGGAAATCCCTAAGCATGTTCCCAAGAACATTGAGTGGCGGCGTAGCCTGTTGCGTGCGGCTAAGAATTCCTTCTCTACTCGTCGTCGCATCAAACTCGCTTGCCGTCAGTCACCGATTTACTGGCTCAACTTGATGGGGTGGACTTTCCTCCAGAAGTCCGTGGACGGGTCGGGTCACGAAACATCCGTGACGGGCGGATCGTCTCACGTACCGTTCGTGACCTGGAAGATTCAAGACGATGCTTTAGTGAAGATGCACGAGGCGATAAAGACCGGCCACGACGTTCTAATATCGAAGTCTCGCGACATGGGAGCATCTTGGCTCATCGTCGCGTTGTTCCAGTGGTATTGGCAATTCGTTCCGTCTACGACGTTTTTAGAGTTGTCTCGCAAAGAATCCCTCGTTGACCGTCGCGGCGACATGGACTCCCTCTTTGAAAAGCATAGGTATCTCCTGCGATGGCAACCCGAGTGGATGCGGCCGAAGCAAATTGTGGATACGAAGCTTCACCTTGAAAATCAAGACCTGGGCACGTCGATTGAGGGGGAAAGCACCAATGAGAACGCCGGTCAAGCCTCCCGCAAAACTGCCATTCTTCTGGATGAATTCGCCCGCGTGGCGACCGGGGAAGAGATTGACTTGGCAACAGCGGATACAAGCTCGTGTCGCATTTTCAACAGCACCCCGAGCGGTCCAAACACGCAGTTTACTCGAATTTTCAAGGCGGTTAAATCAGGCGTTCGCGATGCCGTTCTGGTGGAATTCCCCTGGTGGCATCATCCCTTGAAGGGCAGGGACGCGACTCAAGTTTACGACCCGGTTCGCGATTGCTTGCGGTGGACGAGCCCGTACTATGAGGATCAGAAAACCCGCCGGTCGAAGAAGAACATCGCACAGAACCTAGACATGGAGCATGGCCGGGCCGGCGATGCCTTCTTTGACGCGGAGGAAGTGGAGCAGCACCGAAAGAAGTTCGAGACGCCTCCGCTTGCGGTCGGCAACATTGCCTTCGATTCGGATTTGCCACAGGAAGAGAAGTTCTCGTTCATACGGCAGATGCAGTCCAAGGTGGTCGCCTGGGCGGAAAATCCGGCCCGCCGCCCGTGGCGGTTTTGGGTGCCGCTCATTCCGGACGAAAAGACGGGGCAGTCTCGGCCGCATCAGCTTACCCGGTACGTGTTCGGCATAGACATATCGGCCGGGTCCGGATCAAGCAACTCGGTGATAACAGTCCTGGACAACAGCACGAATCTGATCGTTGCGAAGTTTTGGGATGCCTACACGTCCCCCGAGGAGCTTGCGGAAGTCGCCGCCTTCGCCGGCGTGTGGTTCGGCGGCATTGCTGCCCCCCTTATCATATTCGAGAAGAATGGCCCTGGCGTAATCTTTGGCCGAAAGTTGCTGTCCCTCGGATACCCGTCGATCTATTATCAGAAAACGGACAGCACCCGGACTGACACGCCGACCGGACGCTGGGGTTGGCAGTCGTCTCCGTCTCGAAAGGAAATGTTGCTGGGCATGTATCGCGATGCCTTGAAACTCTGCACGATCATGAATCCGTGCAAAGAGTCTTTGGATGAGGCTCTCGATTACGTGTATTCGGAGAAGGGTAAGATTGAGCCTGGAACAGTGGGTTCAGAAGAGGGCGGCGGGGCAGCCCTTCATGGGGACCACGTAATAAGTGATGCGTTAGTTGTTCTCGGTCGTAAGGATTTACCGACAACGGAAATCGTACGACCGAATCGACCGCCGGTGAATTCGTTTGCCGACCGGCGGCGGACGCACCAAGAGAAACGTTCCGAGAAGTGGGCTTGGTCACGGTGAGGCTTCTATGGAAATTCAGGTGAAGTTTGTTGGAGGACCACTCGATGGACAATTGGCAAAAGTCAGCACCTTACCCGAGGCTCGCATCTTCTTCCCTCCCCGAGAGAAGGTTGTCCTCTTATACACCCGAATCGACGAGCTTGTCTATGTCTACGATGAAGATCGCTCCCGAGGACTCACCGCTATCTATCCCATTGCGTACGCCCGATTTGTTCGGGAGTCAGACAAAGAACCTGAACATACACAATTCATTGGAGATGAACATGAAGACGATTGACGAAAAAAAGGTTTCGTGGTGGATTGGCCCGGCTTTGCTGTGCTTGTTGACAGGGGCAATCATAGGATGGCGACTCTACGCGGTTACCCGACCCTGCCCCCACTTTGCGACGATTGCTGTTGTGGACTTGATCGAACCGAGCGACAGTACGGTGGAGTGTGAGTTCCTTTGGCGGGCTGAAGTCAGCCGGCGGTTCTCGGATGCAGTCATGGTGTTCTGTCATGGGAACCAGATCAATGGCGTGTGGTGCATTGTTCCAGCGGAAGGTAAGCCGGTGCCGGTGCAAACATTTGCGGAACAGATGGCCCGCGATTTTTCGGGGCATCCGGTGGTCCTGGTGACGTGCAACCCGGCCCATGCGAAGATTCATGTCCGGGGCGTGTATTATGCGAACGATGTCGTGGTCATGCGGCCCGATAAGTCCGGGAACTTGGCGTTCATGATTTGCCCTGAAGCGGTGGGTAACGTGTTCGAGTTCGTGGAAACTCCATAATTCCATTTGACTTGGCGTTATTCGTGTGGTATACTGGAGTATCTGAACGTGAGTGACAAGCAGCGTGCTGTCACAGAGAACAACAATTTGCCCGGAGTGTCTCATGGCTGTCGATTTCAAGAAGCTCGGTCGCAAGGCGAAGGCCACCACCAAGTCCAAGGCGTCGGCGAAGCCGGCCTCGAAGAGCAGCGGGGAAAAGCAGTATGATGAGTCGAATCGCTTTGTCCTGTTCGCTAACGACAAGGAAGGCAACGAGAACCGCCCGGACTACACCGGCAAGATCACGCTGGAGGATGGGCACGTTCTTCGCCTCGCCGGCTGGCTAAAAGAGAGCGACAAGGTGGGCCAGTACATCAGCGGGCTGGCCAGTGAGCCCCAGGCCGAGTAGCCCAGGGATGGGCAGGGGGAGGCCGGGGAGCCCTGATGCGAGAGCATCCAACGTGTGACCCGGCTTTAGGTGAGCCTCGCGTGGGCTGGTTTCTACCACACCCACGCGAGGCTTCCTTTCTTGAGGCAATGCAATGAAAACGGTCGAAGAAATGCGGGCTTATCAGAGAGAGGCCCAAAGGAAGTACCGTCTTCGGCATCCAGAGCGTGTAGCGGAGGTGGGGCGAAACTTCTCGGAATCGACCACGACCACGTTTCTGGAAAAGTCCGTGGCTTGCTTTGCCAATGCTGCAATACGTTGATCGGCATGGCTGGTGACTCTGTAGCTCGCTTAATGAAGGCGAGGGAGTACCTGGAGAAATACTTATGAAGATCAATCCGATCAATGTCAGCCGGGCAGTTAATGTTTCTTGCTCTAAGTTCGACCATTTCCGGAGGGCTCGTGGACGCTTTCTTTCTCAAATGACGGGCCGGTTCTACTCCAAGATGTTCCCTGGTTCGGAAGAGGATCGTAAGGCTGCCCCTTTGAATCTTCTGTACGGAGCGGTAACGACGCTCGTCCCCAACCTTGTCTACAACGATCCGCATTTCGCTGTTCGCACCGACGTTCTTCCTTATCGCCAATATGGGGATATCCTGGGGCTGGCTATCAATCATCTGTCCAAACGCATTGGGCTACGCAGCACGTTGCGAAAGGTTATCACTGACGCCCTGTTCATGGCGGGTTTCATGAAGACCGGCATTGCATCCTCCGAAGAATTTATCACGATTGAAGGCGTGGACGTGCAGATTGGGCAGCCGTACGCTGAACGCATCGACCCTGATGACATGGTCCTGGACCCCATGGCTCGCGATTGGGAAGAGCAGGCGTTCATGGGGCACCGTTTCCGTGTGAGCATGGATGACCTTATGGCGTCCGGACTGTACGATGAGAAGGTGGTCCAGAAGCTTTCCAGCCGGTACGACTCCATGGACCCTGGCGACGGCCCTGCGGAGAAGATCATCGGGGATAAGTCGGCCCAACGGTTCCAGGAGATTAACCGCTATGTTGACCTTGTTGAAGTCTACTTTCCGCAGGAAAAAGTGGTGGTTACGCTCCCGTATCGTCGAGGCGATCAACAGGATGCGTTTCTACGCGTGGTTGATTACGAAGGTCCATATCGTGGACAGTACCATATGCTTGGGTTCACGTACGTTCCGGATAACGTTCTGCCAGTGGCTCCCGCCGGAATCTGGTATGATCTTCACATCCTGGGGAATCGTATTGCCCGAAAGTTGTCGCGGCAGGCTGAACGTCTTAAGCAAGTGCTGGCGTATCAAGGCTCGGCTGTCGAAGATGCTAACAGCATCGCGGAATCCGATGACGGAGAGACGGTTCGGGTGGACGACATCAACGCCATCAAGGAAGTAAAGTACGGCGGCACCAGCAACGATGCCTACACGTACATGGAGTGGATCAGCAAAAAGTTCAGCGAGCAGGCCGGCAACACGGACTTGCTTCAGGGCACGTCGGCCTCGGCTCCTACTGCCACGCAGAGCGAAATGCTTCAGGCCAACACCAATGTTCGCTTGTCGGACATGCAGGCTCTGGTGTATCAATTCACCGGAGAAGTCGGTGGCGACCTTGCTTTCTATCTTCATACTGATCCGCTTATCGAGCTTCCTTTGGCTCGCCGGGTCAACGGTCAAGATGAGCAAGTCGTCCTTAGCCCGGACGTTCGGCAAGGCGATTGGCTTGACTTCCACGTCCACGTCGAGCCCTTCAGCATGGCCCGCCAAGACCCCAACACGGCGGTTCGCAGAAAGCTGGAGTTCGCTACGAACGTCATCCCCGCTGCGGCCCAGGCGGCTCAAATGCTCGGCCCCGGGTTCAAGATTGGCGAGTTCCTTCTACGCATCGCCAAGGACGTTGGGATCGAGGACGCCGATCAATTTATGAACACGCCGGAATTCACCGCGTGGACCATGATGCAGATGAGCCAGAAAATGGGCGTGAATCCGTCTAAGGCCGCTCCATACATGCAACAGGCCCAGCCTCCTGGCCCATCCCCCGCTCCTCCGGCGATGAATCCAGGGCAGCCGAATCCCGCTCAAATGGGGCCGAATGGCGGGATCAGTCCACAGCAAGAGGGTAACTCGGCGGTTCAGCAAGCGGCACCACAGCCGGCTGGCCCGGCTTAATGGAGAACCTAATGCCAATCTACGTGTTTCAGTGCAAGCTATGCGGAGGCGTCCACGAAGTCCTTCGATCCATCGAATGCAGGAACGAACCCACCCCCTGCCCCATCTGCTCTGGGAAGAACGTTCTGTCCATCATGGTACGAAATTTCCAGGCCGAAATATGCAGCACTCCCAATGACTTTACGCATCCGGTCTATTCCGAGGCTCTGGGAGTCCACCCGTCACAGATTTCAGAGGCTAAGAGACGCTTTCCCGATCATGAATTCTTGCCTGATGGGCGTATGGTTATCCGAAGCACTGCCCAGCGAAACAGAGTCTTCCGCGATCTAGGGTGGGACGACCGCTCTTCTGATGCCTCCTTCGTCAAGAAATTATGAGAAAAAACTTGACGTACGCCACTTTGTGTGGTATACTTAGTTCTGAAGATGAAGGTCCGATAATGAGGGCCTATAACGGAGAATGAAAATGCCCGAGTCCAGCAACGACGTGTCTATCGACGATTCCCAGGCCACACAGCCTGATGTGTCCCCCGAAGTTCTTAGCAACATCGCGGATGTGATGGGCCGGGCCGAAGGCGAAGAAGCTACCCTGGCGAATGACGGGCAATTTACTCCGTCCACGCCGATGGAGGCGAAGCCTACCGATGGGCAATCGCCTCTGTCTCCGAAGCCCGCCGCCAGTCAACCGATGGCCCCCCGCTCCGCGAAAGCGTTGAAGCGTGAGGCCAAGCAGCAGCAGGAAGAGTTGGAAGAGGAAGGCCTGGAGGGCGATGGGGAAGCGGCGGTTGAAGACGAGCCCGCTGAAGAGGAACCCGAACAAGCGGATGAAGAAGAGGAAGCCGCTCCTGAAATTGATCCGACGCTCAAGGGCATCGCGATTGAATTCGGCTGGACGGAGGAGCAGCTAAACGTTCTCGCGAAAGACAACCCGGAGTTGTTGGAACAGACTTTACAGAACGTGGCTGTCGCTTACGCGAACTTGTCCCGCGTGAATCCGGCTGCTTCTGGCCCGGCGTATTCGCCCGCCCAGCAGCAGGCCGCTCCCGCCGCACAGGGTCAGCCCAATGCTCTCGACGCTTTGTATACTCCCGATGGTCTTCGGCAATTCGCTGAAGTCAACGGCGACGACATGGTTGAGAAACTCTTGAAGCCGCTCGGTCAAGAGTTGCATGAGTTGCGTGCAATGCGAAATGAGTACATGGCCGAGAAGGCCACTCTCGCGGCACAAGAGCGGCAGGCTATCGCCAGTGAGGCGAACGGTGTCTTTGAGAAGCTGTCCGAGTCCTACTCGAACGTCTACGGCAAAGGCCCGGTGCTGAATCAGGCACAGTCGGCGTCCAGGCAACATGTCGCTCAACTCGCGGACCAACTGCGAAGCGGAGCAAGGTTGCAGGGCCGAGAGCTTTCGGTGACGGAAGCACTCAAACGGGCTCATCTCATCGAAACAGCGGAACTTCGCGTGGCCGATGGGAGAAAGCAAGTTCAACAGTCAGTCCAACGTCGATCCCGTCAGATTTCGGCTCGGCCCACTCAACGCAACAGCGTGAATCAGGCGACCGGGCAGAAGACTGAATCCTCTGCTGCTGAAGCGTACGAACGCAGAGCCGCAGAGTTGGGAATAGAAGTCTAGCGAATTCGGTTTGACTGAACCTAGTTCTGGTGGTATACTTGTTGTATGCCACTAATAGACTTAGCCGCTCGTCGTGCGTATCAGAAGAAATGGTTGGCCAACCGGATCGCAAACGATCCACGTTGTCGCAGAGCCGACCATATCCGTCTGACCTACGGGCTCACGTTGGAACAAGAAGACGCCATTAAGGCGGCACAAGGACAAGTGTGTGCCTTGTGTAAAAAACCGCCGAAGAAAAACTGGTGCGTTGACCACGACCATGAAACGGGACGTATCCGTGGATTGTTGTGCGTCCTGTGCAACACAGCCCTAGGGCACTTCGGTGACAACGTGGAAGGTATGTTGAAGGTCATTGAGTACCTGAAACCGCCACCCACCTAACGACAGAAATAAGAGCTTAAAATGGCTAGTGGGATCAGCAATTCCGATCTTGTCGATTTGCAAAGGACTACGCTGGAGAACCTTCCGAGTCTCGACTTTGAAGTGGCTCTCACGTACCAGCAATATAACGTGGTCAACGAGTGGTTCCGTTCTGAGAAGGTCCAGGTCGGCAGCGGCACGTCCATCGTCCGTAACATCATCCTCGATAGCTCCGGCAACGCGAAGCACGTTCGTTTGTTCCAGAAGACTACTCTGAACGTCGCGGACGTTCAGAGCCGAATCACGGCTCCGTGGGTCCAGGTTCAGACGAGCTACTCCATCGAACGGCGTGAGGCTCTGCGGAATCGCAAGCCCGCCATGTACATCGAACTTCTGAAGTCCCGGCGGGTGGACGGCATGGTGTCCCTCGCGGACCTGTTGGAAACTACTGCGTGGTCTGCCCCGCAGTCCACTACGGACGACCTGAATCCCCTCGGCCTGCCCTATTGGCTGTCGAAAGTCATTCCGACTAACGGCACCGGGTATTCGGCTACGCTGGACGGGGCCACTACGGCGAACGGCGGCGGGGCGAACGGTCAGGCAGTGGGCGGCGGCTTCGTGGGTCGGCGTGTTCGATATGCGGGCGGCACCGACGACACTACGAACAAAGGCGGGCTGAACCCGACCAATCTGGCCAAGTGGCGGAATTGGGCTGACGTGTACACCAGCGTTGATCAAGACTTTGTGAAGCGAATGCGTCGGGCCTTCCACGCCACCGGCTTCAAGAGCCCCATGCTGGCGACTGACCTGAAAGATGGTCCCACCAGCAAGTTCCGCATCTACATGGGCCTGAACAACCTGACTGACTTCGAGGATTTGACCACGAAGCAGAACGAGAACCTGGGCTCCGACCTGGACAAGTTCCACGGCATCACCGTGTTCCGCCGGGTTCCCGTGATCTATACTCCGCAGGTGGACAATGATGCGGACGGCGTGATCTACGGCGTGAACCACGCCAAGTTCTTCCCCATCGTCCTGGACGGTGACTGGATGCGTGAGAGCGATCCTCTCATGGACGTGGAGCAGCACAACGTCATCACTACGTTCATCGACGGCAGTTACCAGTATTTTTGCACCAACGTTAGGGAAGGCGGGTTTGTGCTGTCTAGGATGCCTGCGACTTAAGGGTAAACTAGGCAAGATGGGCCAGTGTGCGATTTGTCGCACTCCAATAAGCGACGACGTTCTTCGTGGAATGCACGTCGATCACGATCACGCGACCGGAAAAGTTCGTGGTCTACTTTGTATAAACTGTAATCTTGGCCTAGGTCATTTCAAAGACAGCCAAGTTTTACTCCAAGCAGCCAGTCATTATCTGGCGGGAGCTTCCCCGTGAGTCTCGGACAAAATAACGCAAACCAGGATTTGAGTCTCGTGCAAGTGTGGTACGCCGGTACGAACACTCTCAAGGCGGGGCAAGCCTTGTGCTACGATATGGGCACAGTCACGTCCCATGTCTCCATCACCAATACGCCGGCTTCCCCCGATCTCAGCAATGATCGGAAGACTCTGGTCGGCCGCATCGTGAATGATGTGGGCCTGTCCAGTAGCAACACGGCGACTACGCCTTACGGCTCGTTTGCCGGCGTCGTGGACGATTCCAGTGGTGGTGTGACTGGCCCGGCTTTCGTGACGCTCGTCAAGCCCCGCAAGGGCGACGTGGTGACTTTGTGGTGTAAGGTCAACACTACGGCGGGAACCACTGTCTTGCAGCCGGACTACGCAACCCCTAGCAACAACTTCGTTGCATCGGTCCTGTCCACTACGGTCGGCACCAGCGGCACCGTCACTGGAGCTATCCTTCTGGCCCCCACGAACGGTCTGTTCGATATGACCGCCATCGCTGTGGAGACGAATGCGACCACGGGAGCCACGGCGGGCCTCGTTCTCTGCAAGTTCCTGTAATCCTCCTGTGGGCTCACGAAGCTCGTGGGTCCACGTCCTCCGGGCAGGGAGCCGGGCTATTCTGGCTCGGCTCCCTAGCTTTTTAACGGGAGTTTGCAATGTGGAATGATAAGCAAAAGAACGCGAAGAATGGACAGCAATTCATGCCGGGCAGCGACGGCGAAGCTCCCCCGGCACGGGAAGGTTCGTTCGGAGCCGGACGCAGTAAGGCCGGTAAGCCCGTCCCGCCGAAGGCCCGCCCCAACATCGCCAAAGGCCCCGGCACGACCAAGCGGTACGATACCGCCACGAACACCTTCCGCATGATGCCCGCGAAGAAGAAGATTGGGCAGGCTAATGGCCTCCCTGGCTCCGGCCACGACGGGGAAGGCAATGAAGGAAACGGCCCCGGCCGAGACGGTCGTGTATGCGGCACTGAACCGACTCCGCAGGGCGATTTCGAGTCCACCGGCCCGGATCAGAACGCAGAGTGCTACTCGCCGGATGTCCAGGGCATGACTCCTCGGGGGAAGAAAATCGGGCAGGGGATGAAGCTCTCCGGTCGCAAGGCGTGAAAGAAGGCTTAACATGCCCGGCACTGGACTCACGTACGATACCGCCACCAACACGTTCCGCCCGAAGCGGCTGGGAGCCACGGGCGGGCTCCAGTTGCCCTACCGTGTTGACCGGCCCGAGAGAGCCGGCGGCTTCTCCCGGCAGATGACCGCCGCCCCTGCCCGTCCCGTGAAACTTCCGAGGGCCACCAACACGCCCAAGGGAGCTAAGCGTAATCCGAACTTGCAACCGTACCTGCCTCCGGAGTAAGTCATGGCAGACCCGACCCTGGGACTGACATTCAAGGACTATCAGATTCGTGTTGCTGAATACCTCGGCATCGCGGACTATAGCGGCTCCGCAACGGCCCCGCCTACCGATTCCATTGACCTGGAGACGGTCAAGAGAATCGTTAACGACGGCTACCGGAGGTTCCTTAACGAACAGCCCCGATGGCGGTTCATGACGGTGCCGCTTCAAGTTCAGTTTAAGCAGGGCTACTCGGGCATAGTGGAGGCCACGTCTGACTCGGCGACCAACAACGGGACGGTGCCGCTTACCGGCATCACGATGACAGACTCGACAAAAATCGGGGCAGGGACGAATGCGTTCGTGGGCTACAACATCTACATGACCCACAACACGACGACGGCCGGGACTCCTGCGGTGAACGGGAACATCCTGGGCATCGACATCTACTTGGTGACGGCGTTCGACACGGCGACGGGAATTTTCACGCTGACACGGCAGAGTATTGGCGGCGGGGTAAGCTCCCTCGTCACAATGGCCATTCTCGATTCTTATGAAATGGCGGACCCGGCGTGCGTCTATGGACAGAATCACCGTTACTATCTTCCAGACGACTTCGGGGGTTCACTGGCTCAACCTTTCACCTACGATGTGGGCGGGCCTCGTATTGGCATCAATCCCGTCGATGAACACCGCATTCGTGAACTTCGAGTGGGAGCGAACACTAAGGGTACGCCTAGCGTGTGTGCCGTTCGGGCTATCAACACAACCGACGCCAGCACTGGAAAGCGTTGGGAGTTGCTAGTGTGGCCCATCCCCACGGGCCTGTTCCGGGTGACAGCGGTGTATCGTCGGTATCCTGCCGCTATGTCGGCTGATTCGGACTCCAGCGTTGCCGCCTTCCAGCACGACGATACAGTCCTGGCTGCCTGTCTCGCGGCTGCGGAGCTTCAGAGGAACGATACGGTGGGGGCACGGGAGACAATGTACAAAGCTGCCTTGCTTCGCTCGCGGGCGATTGACATGGCGGCTGCGGCCGACAAGGTGAGCGACTACGGCGACCGAAGCGAGGACCGGGCGGTGGGCGGACGCAGGCCCTTAAATTATTACGGGGTAAGCACTTACAACGGCTCCAACATCGGAGACTTGACATGATTCGCAAAACGAGTCAGGGTTACAAGGTCACGAGCGAAGCTGGCAAGAACCTGTCTGCTCCGAATCTGTCGAAGGCCCGGGCTCATAAGCGTCTTGCCGAAGTCGAGTGGTTTAAACACCATCCGAAGAGGACTTCGGGCCAGCAGCATAGCATTGCGGAGAGCATCAAGTGACCGTCACTTATTTGTTCCCGTGGGATTGGGGTTGGGACGATGAACTTCCCGACCCGGATGAACTAGCAAAATCAGCGGAGCGGGTAAACGTCGTGTGACGCCCCCTGCCCCGTTTTACTCCGTGGCTGGACTGGCCACAGAAAAGGGCTGAGAAATTGTCAAGAAAGTTCCTCGACGACAACATTGAAATTAAGAACACCATCCGGTACATTCCCGGCGGGCTTACCGGCACTTCCCTGGCTTCGACTTCGTTCGATCCCGGCCACACGTATTCCAGCCTGGGCACCGGCACAAAGTATCGCAACGAGGGCAATCGCGGCCCTGTTGTGGGCTCCCTGTTCGGCAACGACATTGTGAACCGGAAAGACTTCCGGGACGATTTTTATCTGTTGCCGCAGCTTGTGACTGTGTTCTCTGCGGCCGGCACTACGTCGGCGAACATCGCGGCGGCTCTCGCGGCCGACAAATACTTTGTCGTCTCGGGCGTCAATGCCGTATCGTCCTGTGCCGCGTTCTCCACCGGCGGCGGCGTGACTCTCACTACGACCACGGCTTCCGCCGACCAAGTAATCCTTGGCCCGCCCGCGTCTGGCACGTTCGCCAACGCGTTCAACGAAGGCTTCTTGAGCAGCAATCGTCCGATCTTTGAGACGACCATTGCCACCGGGGCGGCTGTGACCTTGGAGAAGATTTGGGCCGGGTATAAGCTCACCGTGGCTAATGACTTCGCCGGCGGGACCGACGACGATCAGGTGGGATTTGAAGTTACGTCCACCGCCACCGCAGGCACCTGGAAGTGCTACTACTCCATCGCAGGCGTTGATACTGTCGTGGACACCGGCATAACGATTGTCGCCAGCACGCACTATCATCTGAAGATTGTCGTTAACGAAAGCGGCGGCACCACCAACATCGGGGCTACGTTCTACATCAACGACGTTCCGGTGGCGAACACTGGCACCAATGCTTTGACGGCTGCGATTACTTACCTTCCGGCCGTGGCGGTTCAAACGTCCACGACTGCGGCAAGAGCGGCGACTGTGTACGTCATTCGGTGCAGCAAGGACAACTTGTAACGCATCCGATCCCAACGTCGCCGGCGGCGGGGACGCTCGCCGCCGGCGGGCTTTCGGATGCGGGCACTGGCCCGGTGGAGCGACGGCTCGACCGGGCCATCTTTTTTGGGAAGTTGCTATGGGTAGCCCAATCGAAATTAAGACCCCGACGAAGGGCGTGGTGAAGACTACGAACTTCCAGGACTTCCCCCCGGACAGTTGCATTGACGCCCTGAACGTTCTCCCGTGGGACCGAACGGGTCGTCTTCGCGTCAATCAGAGGAGCGGCACGGACAAGCTTTGGCCCGCCGCCATGGGCAACGGCTCCCAGGCCCTTCAGTGCATGATACAGACAACGCTTGCTCTGGACCCGGCGACCATAGTTCCTTCGAGCAATATCATCGACGATGCATTTCCCTATGCCGCTGGTGCCCTTCAAACCATGTCTTCTAATTGGGTGAACAGGCATCAGTCAGTTGGGGGAAGCGGGGCATTGCTAACGGGAATTAATGGGGCTACGAACACTACGCTCATTACCGGCAGCGGAACGGTTACGACGACCTATGTGTCCGGCCAAAACATTCAAGGTGATGCTGGAATGTGGAAGCCAAGCGTCACTCTTGGAGCTTCCTACATTGTTCGCGGCGTGTTTAACATGCCTACGAACAACAGCGGGATTCAATGCGGAGTATTCGCTAGGACTGATTCATCTACCACGAATGCAACGAATCAGGTAGCCTTCGTTCTTACCGCTGGCCTTACGACGGCGTACTTGATGCACGGGGACGACCAGACTATCGCGAACACAAACTTGGTGTCGCATCTGACAATTCCTCTCTTGTCCTCTGGAACCCATCAAGTGGACCTGCGAGTATCGGGCAACGTGTTTTCGGCATGGATCGACAACATAAACTACGGACAGTTTACGTGGACCAATGGCGTGTCCATGACCGGCACCGGCTTCACGTTCACTACTCTTCAGTCCAGCTTGTACCTTCAACGTTTCCAAGTGTGGGTTGGCGTCACGCCGGCGAGTCTTCGGCAAACTAACGTCCTGTCCGTATGCGGCGGCAGCATCTACATGGGACAGGCGGTAAGCGGTAGCCCGAGCAATGCTTTGGTATCCGGCGGGGCAAACGTATTGACCGCCTCCGGGCTAGTGTCCGGCTGTTTCAGCCAAGGGCTTGCCTACTTCGTGGACGGCTTCACGATCTACCAAGTTAATCTCACTTCCCAAGTGGCGAGTCCCATGGTAGCCACGGCCGGAACGCTCCCCGCGAATTGCACCCTGTCAACCGTATGGCGTGATAGACTCGTTCTCGCCGCCCCTCACGGGACACCACAGAATTTCTTCATGTCCCGCGTTGGCGTTGCAACAGACTTTGACTACAGCCAACAGGACTCGGCTGCTGCGTTCGCAGGGAACGCTAGCACGGCCGGGCACATTGGCGAGCCAATTGTTTCTCTCATTCCGTTCACGGATGACGTGTTGTTCATCATGGGCGACCACAACGTGTGGGTTGTTCGCGGTGATCCGGCGGATGGGGGCAGCATCGACTTGATTTCAGACGCTATCGGCATATTGGGCCAGAATGCTTGGTGTAAGGCTCCGGACGGGACGGTGTACTTCGCCGGAACGGGCGGGCTCTATCGCATCGCTCCGGGTTCTACAGTGTGCGAGAACATTTCCAACTCGGCTTGGAATGAATTCTTTCGAACCATCAATCGCGGGAGCCAGTACGTTACTCTCGCCTGGGACCGGGACCAACAGGGGATGTACATTTTCGTGGAGAACGTCAATGCTTCCGGCACTGGTGGAACGAATTTGTGGTACGATTTTAGGACGGGCGGGCTCTGGCCTCTCCGATATCCTGACAACCACGGTCCTGTCGTGGCTCTGGTATATGACGGTGACGGACCAACTGACCGCGTGCTTCTTCTTGGCGGCAGGGATGGCTTCGTACGCCGGGTTCAGTTGACCGATATGGATGATGATGGTACGGCCATCGCCAGCTACATTTATCTCGGACCGTTCAAGACGGATGACACGAGCGAGACGCTTTTGGAATGGACAGATGTGGTGATGGGCGAGCCTCCCCCTGGGTTCGCTGCGACCAACTGGAGTTGTGTAGTCACGATTCAATCGCACAGTACGGTGGAGAAGGCGTTTGTGTCACCGTTGTACAGCCGGTCTAGGACCACGGTGCCGCGTCGGCAAGTCCGATGGCTGGCCCGGCAACGGGGCGGGGCCTTCTTCTTCAAGTTGGCGAACAACGCTCCAGTGACCAATGGAGCGACCTGGAGTTTCGAGAAGATCACGGCTCTTATGACCCCGGCCGGAACGGTGCGGAGACGGTAATGGCAAGCGACAGAAATTCAGCCAACTCCCAGCGATTGCGTCGTAACGCCCAGCGAGCGGTGCATGGCGATTCTACGTCATACGTGAAAGTCGCCAACCCGTTACTGAATACTGGGACGCAAATTCAGATTACATTCCTGCCCGCCGGAGGGCTCACCTCCACCAGCGGGGCCATGACGATCAAGCTGGACCCGTCAGGCAATGCCAGTCTATCGTTGTCCAACGCAGGGCTTGCCTTTCAATACCCGGTAACGACCAAGGGCGATTTGCTGGGATTTAGCACAGTCCCAACACGGGTGCCGGTCAGTGCAACGAACGGGCAAGTGCTTACCGCGTCTAGCGGGGTATCGACGGGCCTGGGATGGACCACTCCGTTCTCCGCTACGAACCTTGTGTTTAGCGAAGTGCCGACTGCGACGGCGACCAACACGGTGTATTACTTGGCCAATACGTCCCAGGCCAACACAGTGCAAGCGTACAAGGCCGGAATGAGGCTGACGCCTACAACGGATTACACGGCGTCCGGCTCCGTGATAACCTACGCTATCGCTCCGGTCGGCACGATTCTAGTCGATTACCTTCGGTAATGGCTTGACTTTTAACGCTTCTGTGGTATACTTATAGGACTTATATGGCAACACGACCTACTCGGGCAACCCGCCCCGCCGCTCCTGGGGCTTCCGGCCTTAGCTACAACGGCGTCAACATCACGCCACCCCCTGCCCCCGTTTACAACAGCGGAGCCAGCGGCAACGCGTACTCGATTCAGCAAGCCATTCAAGACGCACAGAACGCACAGAATCAGGCGAACCAAGCGAACCAGCAGCGGTATGGGCAGGGATTGGGTGTTCTGACCGCCGGTGGTCAGACGGCCCAGGATTACATCAAGCAAGCCATCGCAAACTCGGCGAGCTACGGTCAGACCGCGATGAATCAGGCCAACTTGAACTACCAGCAGGCCCAGGGCAGCACGGCCCAATCGGCGGTCAGTCGCGGGCTTAACAACACCAGCATCCTCGATACGATGCAGGCCGGCAACACCCGCAACTATCAGAATGCGGTCAATTCCGTTACCGAAGCCCAGGCCAACCGAGCCTCGGCCTTGAACTTGAACCAAGCGAATCAGGCGAATCAGACGACGGGGCAGGTCGCTGGCTACATCCAGTCAGCGAACAACAACGCTCCCAGTCTGAACGAATACGCCAGTCTCGTGAATGCAGCGGCCAAGACCGGGCCCGGCAAGATGACCGGGACGACTGTGAATGCTCCGGCTGGGTATGGAGCGACCCCGGCGGGCGGTGGAGGGGCGGGGGGCGGAAGCCTGGGCTCCTCGTCAGTGGCTTCCGGGATGAGCAGCAGCGGGGGCGGCGGGGCTCAAACGAACGCCCAGGGCGGGCAATACTTCCCGGCGTCTGGAGGCGGCGGTGGTTACGGCGGCGGCACCGGCGGGTCCATCGCTTCGGCTGTCTCGCCCCAGGGTCAGGGGCAAGGCACGCTTCCCGGCGACACCTGGATGAACAACGCGGGTAATACGCAAATCACCGCCTTGCCTAACGCTCCTGCGGCTCAAGCGGCTTCTCCGGCTACGGCGGCAACGCCGGCTCAACCGAATGGCATCGCAAACAGCATGGCGGCGGCGAAGGCTTCGGCGGCTCCGGGGCAGCAGATGACTCTGGAGCAGTTTGCTAAGAGCATTGGCGACGACCCAAATCTTCCGTCGAATGACACCAACAAGAAGTATGCGGCATACTTGGCCGGTCAGCGATAAGAGGAAGTCATGGCTTTCAATATCCAGTACGGACCAATTTCTTCCGCTCTTGGGCTGGCTCAACAGGCCGGCAAGAATCAAGCGGCCCAACAGAACTTCCAGGATTTCACGCAATTCGCCAATCTGACGAATCAATCGCAGGAAGAACTAGACCGCAGGAACGCCAACCAGATTCAAGAGGCACTCCAGGCCCAGGGTCAGCAGAACCAACTGGGGCTCGCCCACCAACAAATGGGAATGGAGCAGACCCGGTATCAGGCCCAGAATGAGTTGGCCAAGGCACAGATGGCGGCGACCAATGATTACCGCGAAGGGATGCTCGACGTATCCCAGCAACGGGCCGATACATCCAGTCAACGAGCGGGAACCTACGACGCCTACTCCACGGGCCGGCTCCAGAACGCCTTGAAGTCAACAGATGTTCGTCAGCAACAAGTGGATACGCAGGCGTCCATCGCCCAGCAGCGGGCCGCAGCCGCCCAGGCCCAGGCGGACGCCCGCGATGCGTTGATGCAGGATAAGGAGGAGGACAACGCGTTCACGGGGCAGGCGAACGATCTTCACCAGCAAGTCGGGATGACCCAAGCCGCTATGAAGGCCCTCGGTGATCCGGCCTTCATGACTCCGGAACAGAAGACTCAATACGATACGTACAACAGCATCTTGAGTAAGCATCTTCAGTCCATGAATCTGCTGGCCGATCAGCGACAGACCGCGTATGCAAAGCGGCACGCTCGTAGCACCAAGTCTCATGCTGCCGCTCTGACGCCAGAGCAAGGTAACGGCATCCAGCACGACACCGGATCGGACATGGGCTCGCCGACCCCTGCCCCCGTCTCCGAGCAAGTCGTGATTGATCCGCGAACCGGACATAAGCTCAAGTTGAACCCGGCCACGAATACATGGGAGAGCGTGCAATGACGCAAGCTAACGACGTGACAAGCATTCCTGCTCCTCCGTCCGGCTACGTTCCTTTCCAGGCCCCACCGCCCCCGGAAGGATATGTCCCGATACAGCATGTCGCTCCTCCTCCTCCTCCGGGCTACGTCCCGTTTGACGAGCGGGGAGACGCTCCGCAGATTGGGAATCAACTCTCGGAAGTGTCGAGGGAAGGGAACGAGGCGTACAAAGACACTTCATTCCTGTCTCGCGACCATTGGGCCGACATCGGCAACCAAGTATTACAAAGTCCTGGGCTTGGCCCCCAGGCTAAAGAGTACGCCAAGGCAAAAGGGGCAGCGGAGGACGACCCCAATGTCGCTGCTGAATGGATGCGATCCACCATGTCCCCGGAGACAGTGGCCCAGGAGAACCACATCGGCACGCTTCGTTACTATATCGACGGCTACGTCCACGACCGGGATACGTTTGGGACGCAGATCGCCAAGCAGTATTACCTGACCCATCCTCAAGCGACCGATGCGGACATGTACAACTATGTTCGCAAGAACCTGCTGGCAGCGGGAAAGGACAGTTCTGTTCTTCCCGCTTTCACCATCGATCCGCAGACGAAGGCGGTCATCACGCCCCAGGATCGAACAAGTGCAGCGGCCGGACTTCTGTATCGTTCCGCCGCCAACGTGGCCGACTTGGGAAAGAACCCGGTCGAGTTTTTCGGCCGGGCGTTCAACCAAGGCATGTACCACGCTTCCGCCGCCGTCTTCGGCAAAGACTCCCAAATCGCTCAACAGCAGTTTGACCGGCTGCAACAGTACAATTTGAACACGCAGGCTATAGACGCTGCGGAGGCTAAGCACTTGCCCGGCAGCACGTACGGGCAAGAGAACCCGACGTATGGCATGGTTGAAGAAGGGCTGGCCCAGGTGCCTTCGTTGCTCGTCCTGGCCGGGGGCGGCAAGGTTCTCGGGGCCGCATCCGCCGCTGAAGCCGCTGCCTCCGGGGCGAGTGAGACAGCCGCCGCCAAGGCCGGGGCCACGACGGCGGGCCGGGCGATATTCGGCGAAGTGGCTACCCAGGAATTCAATGGGGCGTACAAGAAAATCTACGCCGATGGAGTCGCCCAGGGCCTCGACCCAAAGCAGGCGGAATTGAAAGCGACCATGGGGGCCGCTGTCTCTTCCGCTGTGAATACCTATCTGATGAAATTTGGTGCGTTGGGCCAGCCTGCCAGCGTCGGCTTGCGGGCGAAGCTGGAGTCCGCCCTGAATGGTGCTGCGGCCCAGGGTGGTGTAGCGGCTCTCCAAGACTTAACGCGACAAGCGTCGAGTTACGCTCTCACGGGAAAGAACGCAAACTTTGAACAGACCGTGCAATCTTTGGCCAGCGGCATCTTCGCCGGCGGCATTGGATCGCCATTCATGCCGGGCCACGAGCAAGCGGCACAGGGCGAACAAGGTGCCCAGGTTAACACAAAGCCGGGGCCTGCCGCTCCAGACTTGTCCGGCATCGTCCAGCCTTCCGCCCAGGAGGCCGGTTCCCGCCAGCCAGTCGCTCCAGAAACGACGGAACCCCTGCCCCCTTCTCTGGAGGGATACGAGCCCAAGCATCGCGTCCAGGACGCGGCTGGGAGCCGTGGCGTGGCGATCAAGTTTGCTTCTGATATGGACAAGGCTCTATACATCGCCACCCCTGGGCCGGACCAGACTCCCGGACGAAGGCAGAAGGCGGCGACGGAATGGCTGGCCGCTCAAGGCGTGACGCCGGAGCAGGCAGCGGAGCAAGGGCAGGCGGTGCGTGCCAAAGTTGACGCTCAAGCGGCCGGGGCTCCAGCCGAAGGCGTGACCATTGATCGGACGCACAACATTCCGTATCTTGGGGGAACGGACACGACTGGCCACGTCGTATACATCGACAAGGATACCCCGCCTACGCTCAAGCTCACGGGAGCGGACGGGAAACCACAGGATGTTAACCCGGACAAATACCTTGCTCTTCACGAAGACGTAGAGAAGAGACTGATGGACAAAGGACTGTCCTACGCTGAAGCTCACCAGTACGCGACCGCAGCGGAGAACGATTCGGTTAAAGCGGACGGGCTCAATCCCGAAGAGTACAACAAGGCCCTGGAGCCGTTCATTAAGAACGACGAGCATAAGCGGGGGAATGTTCCGGCCGACTTGAACAAGCAACCCTACACGGAAAGCCGGAGGGAAGTCCCCCAGGCCGAGCGTGAGGCGGCGGCGAAGAACTACTCGCCCGGTTCGATGGAGGCCAGGGCCAAGGAACTTACGGCGGGGCAGAAGCCCGTGCTGCCCCCGGTGGCTCCCGAGCTTGCCGCGAGGAACAAGACGGCGGTGGAGAAGGCAACGGAGACGCTAGAGACTTCACCCCCCAAGCAACCCCCCATGTCTCCGGAAGTGCGGAAGCTCTTGGTGGAACACGGCGTGACCCCGCGAGAGGAAGCCGCCCCTGCCCCTACTCCGCTCGAAGAGACGGTTCCTGGTGCGAAGGAAGCTCCGATTCCGGCTCGCATGAAACCAGCCTTAGATGCAGCGGGCAAGTTGGGGCAGTCGAACGTCATCGGGTTCACCGGCGGCGAGAAGGACACTCGGGGATTCTACCAGGGCGACCGCCTGTACGTCAACGTGGACCACAAGCAAAATTTCACCCCGGAAGGGTTGCGGGAGACGGTGTTGCATGAAGCCGCTCACGGAGCCCAAGAGACAAGCGGCGATTTGATGCAGCGGCTGGCCGACGCCGCTCCTCAATGGCTCAAAGACTCCATTCAACGAGAATACTCTAAGAACTACACAGAGTCGGGCGGGGCTAAGGAAGACCTTACTTCCCGGTATCTTGATCGTGAAGTTGTGCCTATGGTCGTCGGGAAGCTCATGCGGTCCAACAGAGCTTTCAATGAAGTGTTTCAGACCGACCGGGGCCTTCTCTCTCGCGGCGTCGATGCATTGCTGACCCACCTTCGCTCGTACACGGAGGGCGGGCGATACACGAACCAAGTCATCGCCGGGCTCAAGGAACTCAAATCTCGCGTTGGGGCGGGCGGACTCCCGGCGGAAACCGAAGCTGGAAAGGTCATTCCATTCGTACAGAGTGGCGAAGCCCCTTCGCTTTTGCCGGCCACGGAAAAGAAGGCGAAGAAGGAAAAAGACTTGACCGCCTTGGAGTCCACTAAGCTCCGTGAGGAGCCGCTCAATTCCACGAAGAGCATGTTCGGTGAGACACAGCAGGCCAAGAACGTGAAGACCGAAGACGTGGCCAAGCTTCTCAACGCCCGAACGAAGAAGCTAGTGGGCAAGGCTGGGTCCAGCGAGAAGTCCCAAATCGACCGGGCCATCGCCGCCGGCATCCCGGAGACAGAGTACCAGCTAGGCCAACCCGATAGCGGCAAGGATTGGTATAAGAACGATCTCGCGAAAATGGAAAAGACGATGATCGCCATGCACCCGGAGCTTGCCAAGCCGGAACGCATGACCATATTCAAGAGCCTGCTGGCGATTACGTCCCAGGGGAACAAGCCCAACGTGAACATGAAGCATGCGGAGGCCATCTACGATCAGTGGGAGAAGACCGGGAAGATTCCGCTCACGCAGCCCGGTGGCCTGACTTGGCCCGGAACGCTGGGGCAGAACTTCAAGCTGCCCCTGGGCCGACTCCAGGCTTTGATAGACCAGAAGGGCGAAGCCGGGGCGGCGGATTGGCTTCTCCAGAAGAAGACCGTGAAAGACGTGAATGACTTCTCCGCTTCGCTGGGGCTCAACCCCAACGTGTCCGGGAAGCCTACCGACCCTGCCCGTGGCCTCGATATGTTCGGCCCGAAGATCGGAACTTTCGCCGCCAACATTCACGGCATTCAAGACAAGATCACCAAGGACATGTGGTTCTCCCGCACCTGGAACCGCTGGATGGGAACGATGTTCAACGCCAACGGGGAAATGCAGGACGCTCCCCGTAACGATGCGGAGCGGGAAGTGATGGACAAGGCGGTCGTAGAGCTTGGCAAGCGAATGAACATGGACCCGTCAGAAGTACAGGCGGTTCTCTGGTACCACGAGCAACAACTTTTCAAAGCCCACGGAGCGAAGGCGGAATCAGGATCATTCAGTAAAGCAGCAGAACGGCTTTCAGAGCCAGGAGTACGATATGATTGGACCGCACGACAAGCGGCAGTTGGCCAGCAAGGCGGCACAACTCCGACAGCAGGGCCGGATGCCGTCTTTGAAAGCACTCTACCAAGCAATGGGGCAGGCGGGGTCGAGCGTGGCGTCTCCGGTCAACCAACCGGGGCAGGCCAAGCCGGTGAAGCAGTTCCCGCTGCTGCGGCAGAAGAACCTGGAGCCGCCCTCCCCGGAAGTGCAACCGTCCGCAAGTTTTGGGACGAAGACCTGAAGAGCAAAGCCAAGGACGTAGGTGAAGCTGTAAGCAAGGCGTGGGAAGGCATCAAGTCCGTGGTGGCTCCGCAGACCCGTACGCCGGAAGGGCAAGCGACGGCTGAAATCTGGAGACAACGCAACTCCGAATTGGCCCAACGCTCCGACCGCATCAACGCCGCATTCGACAAGGGGCGTAAGTTTCTCGACACACTTCCAGTCGCCGAGACGCGGGACATGATCGACCGCATTGAGAGAGGCATGCCCCAGGCCCGGCCCGAGCTTCAGCCCACGGCTGACGCGATTCGGCAGGTCTTCGATGACCGACTGAAACAGGTCCAGGCACTGGGCACGGGTAAGCTCACCAACTTCATTCAGGACTATTTCCCGCACCTTTGGGAAGACCCAGCGAAGGCACAGAAGGTCTATGCTTCCGCCATGGCCAAGGCTCCGTTGGAGGGGAAGAAGGGGTTCCTAAAGGCCCGCACCCTGCCCTTCTTCTCTGATGGCATCGCGGCCGGGCTCACGCCTGTCACCGAAAACCCGGTGGACATGATGCGTCTTCGAGCCAGAGAAATGGACAAGTACATCACGGCCCACCAAGCCCTCCAGGAAATGGACCAGAAGGGACTGCTTCAATACGTGCGGGCCACGGGCAAGACCCCGGATGGGTACTCCCGCATCAACGACAACATCGCCACTGTGTACGCTCCCCCCGGCGTGCCCGGCTCATTGAGCATAGCCGGCTACCGAGTGGCTCCTGACGCCGTGGCCAACGTGGTGAACAACCAGTTGTCTCCCGGCCTGCGTGGCAACAAGTATTTCGGCGGGGCTTTCCGGGGTTTCCTGGGGGCCGGCAATCTGATGAACAGCGTCCAACTCGGCCTGTCCGGGTTTCATCTGGCGATGACCAGCATGGACTCGGCCACGTCCAAGCTCGCCCTGGGGCTTCGCCAACTCGGCGAGGGGCAGTTCAAGGAAGCGGCCAAGTCCGCAGGCATGGCGTCAACCGTCCTGGGTCCGGCCGTTGAGAACATCATGCGTGGCAACAAGATGCTTCGCGAATGGTTTAATCCCGGGTCCACGGACCCCGAGACAGCACAGCTTGTGAAGCTCATGAAGGAGGGCGGGGGCAGGGCGAAGATGGATGACTTCTACCACACGGGAGTCGCCGACAAGATGATGGAGGCGTACCGCAAGGGCAACTACCTGGGGGCCGCTCTACGAGCCCCGGCCGCTGCGATAGAACTCGCCGGCAAGCCGCTCATGGAAAAGATCGTTCCCCGCATGAAAATGGGCGTCTTCATGGACCTCGCCAAGTTTGAAATGCAACGCCTCGGTCCTAACGCAACGCCCGATCAGCTTCGATCTGCCGCAGGCAAGGCGTGGGATTCGGTGGACAACCGCATGGGCCAGCTTGTCTACGACAATCTGTTCTGGAACAAAGCGGCGAAGGACTTGGCCATGGCCTCGACCCGCTCCGTGGGCTGGAACCTGGGCACCATCCGCGAACTCGGCGGCGGGGCTCTGGACTTCAGCAAAGCGGGCCTGAACTTGGTGAGGGGCAGGAACGCTTCCTTCACGCACCGCATGGCGTACACCGCAGCGATGCCAGTGATGTCCGGGCTCGTGGGCGGCATGATGCATTACATGCTCAACGGCAAGGCCCCGGATGAACTCAAGGACTGGTTCTTCCCGAAGACAGGAACGAAAGACAATGCGGGCCACGACATGCGGTATTCCTTGCCGACGTACATGAAAGACGTGTACGCCTACGCGAAGAGCCCGAGCGAGACTCTGAAGAACAAGGTCCACCCGCTCGTTCACTCCCTATGGGACATGATGAGCAACCAGGATTACTACGGGGCTAAGATCAGGAATGAAGACGATCCTATCATGAAGCAACTCGCCGACGTGGCCAAGTTCGGAGCGAAGCAATTCACTCCGTTCTCCATGAAGCAACTTCCCAACGTGGAGAAGGAAGGCCCCAAAGCCTTGCTGCCCCTCATCGGCATCACGCCGGCCCGCCGGGACATCACCTACAGCCCGGCCGAGCTAAAGGCCAGCGACTTGATTCGTGCCCGCGTTCCCCAGGGCATGCGAACCCAGGAACAGGTGGAGAAGAGCAACACCATTCGGGACTTGGCGACCGGCCTCCGCACCAACGCACCAACGGCCAGGGAAGACATCCAGGCTGCCCTTCGTTCCGGGAAGATACTCCCGGCAGACTTCCAGGCGATCAAGCAGCACGTCAAGTTCAGCGGGCTGACCGGAACGGTACACTCGCTCGATATGCACGATGCAATGAGCGTGTGGTCCGTGGCTACTCCTGAAGAGAAGAAGACCCTGGGCCCAACCATGTTCGCCAAGCTTCGGGCGACACAGAGCATCACGCGGGAACAGAAGGTGGGATACCTGAACATCCTACAAAACGACTGGAAGGAACTCAAGGCCGGTGCCCAGCCGGCGGGAGCCGACAATGAGTGAACCGAACGACAAGAAATCGTTTATCCTGGAAGTGGAGTATCTGGAGGAGCATATCGTCCGCCCGATGGTGGACGCCCTCCGGAAAGAAGTCGCCCCCATAGTGGAGACGGCCAAGAAGCTGGACGGTCGTGTGACCGCTCTGGAGAAGACCCAAAAGAAAGCGATGGCGGGCTGGACCGTTCTCACGTCCGGGGCCAGCATCATCCTTTCTGTGATAGTGATGCAAGTTAAGGCGTGGTTTACCCGAAAGGCTGGTGGAGTATGACCCTCTTTTACGATCTGCTGAAGTTGGCTGTTGTGTGCGGGATTGCCCTGGCGTGCCTGTGCGGGTGTGCCGCTGCCCCCGTTTCCTCCGATCCCATTCCCTCGATCAATGCGGCTGGTACGTCCGTGGACAAGGCCGGGGCTTACGTGGACGCCGCCGACACCTGCGTTAAGCAGGTCCAGCCCTCCGTTCCCAAAGAGGGGCAGGGGTTGATGGATGCTGCGGGCACGTTCCACCAGAAGGCCAAGGGCTCTCTGGCTGAAGCCAAGGGAGAGTTAGCTGCGGCCCAAAGTGAGAAGGATACGCTCATCAAGGAGGCCCAGGACGCCCAGGCTTCGGCAGACAAGCTCAACGCCTCGTGGGGGCATAAGCTCCAGGTGTGGGTGACGCGGCTCTTTTGGGGACTGGTGCTGCTGGTTGCTGCCCACGTTGTCCTCGTGGCCCTGGGGCTCTTCCTGCCGCCCCCCTACGCGACGATAGCGGGCATTCTCGGTAAGGTAATCAATCCGGTGGGATGGATTGTGTGGTTGGCAGGCAGCTTCGAGAAGAAGCAAGCGGTGTCGGCTGCGGTCGCAGCGGCGTTAGCTCCCCCCCGAGTCATCAGCGATGGGGTGAAGACCGCCTAGAGCGTGTCGTTAAATGCGACGGCATTAAGCGGCTCAAGCAGGCTCTCGGCGACGACAATCGCCGGGGGCCTTCCTTTTTGTAGCACCTTACGCACCCCCATTCGTTTTCCGCGAGCATTGTTGACGTACCCCAATACGTCAAAGCTTGGCAGAGAGGCGACGACTAGAATGGTGTTGTCCTCATCCCGGTCGTTGTCTCGTAACACCAGTCCCTCATAGTGCGTTGAAATGCGGGTTCGCACTTGCCAACCTTGCAGGTCGTTGGCCTTGAACGTACCCACGCTTCCGTCCCAATAGAGACGCATCAGCTTCGCCACGGCAAGCTCGCCGCAGGCCCCCATGATATCTATGTCAAACGAGTGGTGCCCGGCGAATTCGTGAAGCGGCTTGAGGCTCTTCCTCATGCTCTCCACCTTTCGACGCACGCCGACTTCCGCCGCCATGGCAATTTCAAACCACTTGAGAGTAACGAGCATGGAAACCTCAAAGTGAATGCCGTACCCGCAGGCAACAATCCGGTCCTGGCGTGTGGGTAGTCCCCCATGGCTCGTCGTACGCATGAAAACGACGCGGTTGCACCGGAAGGCCCAGCGTGTACATTAGATACGATGCTGCTGTCTGATCCCAGCGATGCCCCAAGTAGCGAGGGTCTGACGTGTCTGTCGCCGGCCTGCTCCTAGGTCCGAGGAAACTCACGCCGTCCATGGCCAGCCGTTTCCACATCCATAAAAACGTAACTGAACGTGTCCATCGCAAATCCAGACCGAGCATGCAAGCCGCCCCATCGGGAATGTACATGGCAGCATCCCGCGTCAGGCTATGCTTCCGTAAAAAAGCATCTGTAGCCCAATTGCCGACTACCTGATCGTTGGTCTCGTAAAGATACCCCGTATCTTCCAAGCTTGTCCACAACACATCAAGATTATGCACGGGCATGATTGATGTATCCAGCCACAACAAAACGTTATACCCCGCCTTTTGAGCCGCCTCCATAGACCATACTTTGAACCCATACGGTACTTCCTGGTGCGACGGCATACCCTCGGGTTGGTTCGCATCATCCACGAGCATAATAGGCTCGCGGCATCCTACGCCAAATAGCAAGTTAACAAGCCTATCCTGTCCTCTCTTGAATCGAGCAGGGCCAACCGCCGCGTTAACAACGCATCGCTTTGCTTCTATCATTAGACATTCTCTTTCAGGCGAGACCCGGAATCCATAGGGGACGGTCCTTTACGCCAACTTTCACGGGAGCAAACATGCCCCATGGTATGGACCGACTGCCACGGGCGGGGTTCTTCGACTTCAGAGAAGCCTCATAGCCCACGGACACCACGGCGATTCGAGCCCCATCCAGAAGGCCAATTTCCCCGCCGTTGTTCCAGAGGAGGAAAGCGGAGCCGCCGGCCCTATGCAGCTCAAGGAGGGCCTGAAGCTGGTGATAGTGCAACCCGCTGCCCTTCTTCTCCGGACCAACGATGGACAGGCTGTTCTCGTGTTCCGCCGTTTGCTTCAACTCCGCACCGATTGCAACGCCCGAGCCGATGAAATACCCCGACACATCATATGGGGCCTTGCCGCAGGGGATATGAGCCGGCATCTTTCCGATCATTCCCACCACTCGCATCGGAGGAAAGAGGAAGAACAACTCTGCCACGCCTGCGGCACGGTATGACTCGAACGTGTCACCAATCTGTTTCTCGAACGCGTTAGCCATTGGACTCTCCGATGATGGTCCCATGGTCATCACATGCAACCCACTCTCCGGACCTGATCCGTGCGGGCTGGTCGCCAGGGTGAATCAAGCCCGGCTCGTGCTGCGGAGTCCAGTCGGGCAGATTGTCTAGCGTTCGGGGCAAATTGCCCACGTCGATCTGATGCTCTGTCTCGATGCACGCGAGAATGTTCCAAGCGGCTGCGGCCAAGTGATCCTCATTACGCTGTCCTTCCAGGAACTTGAACGTGTGCCTCAACGCCGAGTCCAAGTACCGGCGTAAGGGCAGGCCCTTTCTCCAGTTTTCGTCGGAGTAACGCTTAGCCCCGTTCTCAAAATGTTGGGCCAACCGGGTCAAAGCATAAACCGGAAGAAGATCAAAGCGACCACTTCCTTCGCACGAACTCCGAACGGCTCCAGTGCTGTGCGTCACTTGCTTTTCAGACCCTTCGACTTCAGTGTATGCCATGAATGTCTCCAGTTGGGGGATTAATTTCAAACGCCGTGATACTCACCTGAATTGGCTCGAACGTTTGGGCGTCCAGGAATGTCAGTCCTAGCCAGATACCTAGTGCCACTTCGCCATTCGCCCCGGTGGACTTACGCCAGCCAGGAAGCAAGGCAATCGCATCACCGTCCTCCGCACGGAGAGACAGGATGGCCTCCACGTCCCGCTTCACGATGGCCCGCACAACGCAGTCATTCATTTGGGGGCAAGTATCTTCGTTGATCCCACTCTTACGATCCAAGTCAGCAGGGGATATGCAGTCCCAATGCAGCAGATGCCCTAGGGCTGCGGCCGCGTCAAACGCGGGGAAGTTGAATTTAGCGTAACCTCTCATGGGGCCAGCTATGTAGCATCTTTTTGTCACAGTTCACCTTCTTGTTTACACATCCGTAAAACGCGTCTCGCTCTGGAGAAACTTGAGGGACGCCACTCCAGTCGGTCCATTACGCTGTTTCCGCACGAAGCACTCACAAATGCGTTCAGGCTCATCCTTGTCGTCCTCGTTTGGATAGTGGAGCATCAACACGGTATCCGCCACTTGCTCCAATTCACCAGAGTCCCGAAGATCGGAGAGCCTAGGCTCTTTGTCCTCGCGTATAGACGAAGCTCGACTGACCTGCGACAATACGAGAAGCGGCATGTCAAACGCCACTGCGGCGTTCTTGACCGCCCGGATGCATTCACCGACTTGGACTTGTCGCGATTCATTGGTTCCTCGCATCAGTTGGATGTAGTCCAGGGCGACAAGGCTTATGCCCATGTCATGCCATGCCTTCAGTGTATCATACGCTTGGTCACCTGTCAAACCGCCCCGATCATCCACGTAAAGGGGCAGGGCCTTGAGCGTCTTGGCCGCTTCCGCTACCTGGGCCTGCTGTCGCTTATTCAACTCGTTCTTCCGAAGAGCCGATATCGGCACGCCGGCCAGCCCGGACAGCCTCCGCATGGCAAGGGCTCTTTTCCCCATTTCCATCGACAGAATGCCGACCATGAGCCCGGTCGAAGCGGCGTTCTCCAGAATGGTCATAGCCAAGCTTGTTTTGCCCATGGATGGCCGGGCTGCGATCAGCGTCACTTCTCCGTGTACCACGCCCACCAGCAGATCATCCAAGGCCTGAAGCCCGGTAGGCACATACTGCTGTGGCTCTTGCCCCAACAGGTCAGTCGCCGTGTCGCCAAGAAGGGTTGGGGCAGGGGGGCCGTCATTCTTCATCATCCGGTTCTTCATAGCCAGTCCCGATCAGGTTGAAGCCTCGCTCCAAGCGTTCGGCAAACTGTTCGTCCCGGCGTGTAGCCGGCCGTACATCGGCTTCCCGCCGGCGACGTTCATCTCTGGCCCTGAATCGGGCTTCGCGTCTTGCTTCTTCGCGTGTCATCAAAACCTCCCCTCAAACTTAGCCCACGGGTCGGGGGTGCGTCCACGCCAGCAATTGCGAATGATTCGCGGCCAGGATACGAGGCACGCCCATGCTCCGATGACGCCTTCTCCGGCCACAGAGAAGGACACACAGACAGGCAGGAACAAGAGCATCAATAAACGACGGAGCCACTTGTTGCGAATGTTTATGAGACTCATCTATTACCTCGTGGGAAACAGGCCCTTCTTGGCCGGCTTGGCATCGTGGGTGACAGCCGCGTTAGCGTCGTCGTCTTCAGTGACAAGACCAACTGCCGCTTGTAAGCAGTACCGTCGAGCGTACGTCATTGCACTGCCGGTTCCTTGCGGGTCCGCTTTGGGAAGCGGCAGAGTGATTGTCCCAGCCAGATACTCACCGGATGAATGGAGCAGAATGGTTGTTAGTCCCAACTGTCCCTCTGGAGCCGGGCACCCGAATTGGATGAAGGTAATGCCGGCGGCATTCAGCGGCTCTTTCACCGCTTCAATTACCGAGGATACGTTGGCGAACGCGTTGCCAAAATGCGGATTCTTGGCGTTCTTTTCGGCAGCTTCAATGGTCTGCTGGGCTTTGAGCAAAGCCGGGGCCAGTTTAGAGAGAGTTTCGCTTCTGTCGAAGTTCATATCATCTTTCTGTCGCCCTTTTGACGACGCCACATACGGGAAGTAGCGGAGCGAACAATCGCACCCGCCTTATCGAGCGTTGCGTATAACTTCTTCCGGGCATCCGTCTTCGTGCCCTTCGCCGCCCTGTTTTGGTACGCGGTCAACGCCTCGTCCAGATTGATCCGGCACAGACGATTGAGGATGGACGGGGGCAGCACCTTAACCAACACCTGTCTTGCCTTCGCCGGGTCCAAGAACTCGATCTTCTCCTCGACTACAGTGTACTCTTTATTTCCGCCCACGTCAAGTGGGCCGTGTTTTCTTACGTGGTTCCGTAGGGCCAGCTTAACCCGATCCGCCGCCTTCTCCACCACGTAGATGCGGTCCATCAACTCTCCCCGCTCGTCCGGAGTCAGGGCGTCCCACACCGAATCTCCCACCGTGAAGTCATCGGTGAACACCGCCACTGCCCCTTTCGCGTAGTCCCGGTAAGCCGGGCACGAGCCCTGAAGCCGGCAACCGGCACACTTACGGCCGGCGGTGTAACGAACGGCGTCCACCTGGAGCCGCACTTCCTCCAGCCATGCCCGCAAGCGAGGCACGTCGAATTCATAGGACGTGATGGCTTTGTCTTCAAGGTACACCACGCTGGCGTACACCGTAAACTTCTCTGGAGGAGGGCCTTCGCCACCCGCCCGAGTCCAGACAAGGTAGGCGTACCCGGCCATTTGCTGAAAATGGTCTTCGTGCTGTCTGCCTGTCTTATAGTCGATGAGGAAAGCCTCGGTCGGCTTCATTTGCAACAAGTCGATGTGCCCCGTGAGCATCAGGCCCTCGTAGAGCCCTGCTTGCAAGAACACTTCAGTCTGCGGCGAAGGCATATGCTTCTTCGTCTCGGCAAACACGTCCAGGAAGTTCCTCATGAGCCGGCCCGCCCGATCATAGTCCTCCGGGGCCAATCGCTGCTTCAAGGCCGTCATGT